GATATTATCGCCGCTATCTCCAATCAAACATTTATAGGAGATATACATATCGCGGCTAACAGCATAATCCCAAGTATCTACTGTAATCTCTTTTCTAGTGACATAAGAGAACCTATTGACACCATCGGCTACTAGCAAATCCCAATCTCGGTCAGAACTGATAAGCCAAATGGAGTCGAAATTATACTTGCTTTTGTTGCGTACAATCCAAGCAGCAAGATCATCTGCCTCGACGCCCTGATAACGAAATACTGGGTACTTAGTAGCCAGCAAATCTAGAGTGCGTTCAAATTCCTTAAAGAAAGCCTCAAACTCCTTCTTCTCAATATCAGTCTGATTTTGATGTGCAATCTTGCGATTATTCTTATAATCTGGATAAATTTCTTTACGGAAAAGACTGCTGCCTTTATCTGCAACAATAATTACGCTACCAGAATTATATGATTTTGCAAGCGACATAACTGTATTTACATAATCATCAGCAAAATTTAGCTTACCTTGATGCTTCCACCTAAAAGCAAGATTAAGCGCATCAACAACCATAAGATTGTTGGATGGTTTCTCTACCATAGTATCTGCAAAGTTAATTGCCATGAATGAACTCAATTCTTTCTTTTGCTAACCAGTCATCTGCTAATAGAGTATAGCAGTTTAACCAACTAATGTAAAGGTATTTTTCAGCATTTTCTGGCTTTAATTCAGTGGCAACGAACACTTTACTTCTATCATATTTAAAAAATAATAAGGGTTCTTGCTTAGAGTTAAATGCCTGAGATTTAATCTTTATCCACCATCGAACTAGATTATTAGTTTTTTCTTGTGTGAATAACTTATCATTTAAAGGTGAATCTGCGTAGTTTTTAACTTCTATACAAAATCGGTTATGTCTGTTAGGTACATATAGATCGCCCTTTAAATATTCGAGGGCTCCCGATAAGGGAACCCTCTCAAATTGTAGTCCAGTACTGGCTCGGAGAATATCTCTAACAGTATACTCTCCTCTTGCGCCCTTTGCTCTTGAATCTACCATATTATCTTTCTATGTAACTTACCCCATTTTTATCTTTAATTATTTCTAATTTAGCTAACAATGGATGTGTCCAATTATGTGAAACTATGAAAGTATTTAAATCTTCATTAAGAAGAACTTCTACTAGCTTTTCTTTGCCTTGCTCATCTAGCACGTTAATAACTTCGTCTAGGAACAGAACATTTAGCTTAGATTTAGAAATACTATTCATAAGTTTTCGTAGTGCTAATAGAGTCGCTGTATTTACTCGGGCTAACTCTCCGCTAGATAATGCTAGAATATCTACTACTTTACCGAAGTCAGTTACTTCAACATTGAGTTTGTCATTAGAAACAACAAACTCGATGGTAAACCTACCATCGGAAAGTTCCGCTAAATAATTATTAGTTAATTCTTCTAACTCTTTAACTAGATTTTCTATCTTATAAGCAATCAAACCATTAGTACTAAAAGCCTTCTTGAGTGTTTCTAGCTTAGATAACTTTACTGACTCAATGTCTAACAGCGTAACTGCTTCAGTTAATTCAGCAATAAACTTATCTGTTTGTTCTTCTATAACTAAAATTCGGGTATTACTCTTAGTACGTTTTTCATTTTCAGAAAGCATGTCTGCTATCTTAATTTTAGTACTAGCTATTGTAGCTTTGAGTTCTGAAATCTTAGTCTCATACTCTTGCTTATCTAATAAATCATTAGGAAGACTACGATCAATAGACCTATATAAATCTTCCCATTCTTTCAAGCGTTTTTGCTTGTCTACAGATTTATTGTTATTAAGTTTAATCTCTGCAATCTTAGCCTCTAAGAAATGTATATTTATTTCTAGATTTTCTAGGTTTACCCTATCCGCAGATAGTAAAGATTCTTTAAAGTCAGCGGAAATATCTTGTGTACAAGTTGGGCACTCATCACCTAACTTCTCTAGATTTTTAATAGAGGATTTTAGATTTTGCACTGTACCTTTGTAAGCACCTAAAGTTGTCAGATCTTTATCGTATGAAGTATATTCAAATGATGGAAGTGCAGAAATCTCATTAATATCTATGCTAGATAATAATTTTTTATTGTCATTATTAATTGAAATTTTTCTATTTTTATCTGAGATATTTTTAAATTCGGAAGAAAGCTGACCTAATAGAGTCTCATCATTTGATGTGTCCAAATGGATTTCAATGATGGGTAGTGTATCGGTAGCCTCCAATTTATTCGAGTCCAACCATTTTTGAATGGTATTGACCTTAGTATCTTGTACTGTAACTACAGTAGCACATTCTTTAACGGCGTCTTTAAATACTTCAAATAATTCAACATAATTTTCTAGGTGTAGAAGATCAATAAGAAATTTCTTACGATTTGTATCTGTTGCCGTCAAAAATTGTAAACTAGCATTTGTATTCTGATAGAATAACTGGGACATTGTTTTAAAATCCATTCCCAGTAAATCTGATGCAGTCTTATAAGTATTAGTAGCAGTATGGCTTGAAATATCTATGCCATTTTCCGTTAGTTTTACTTTAAGAGTAGATTTTCTAGCTATACTAAGTTCATACTCGTTTTCTTCTATATCAAATGTTATAGATATATTGTATGAATCATCCTCAGTATTACGATTGGGTATCTCTGCCTTCTTAACACCTTTAGAGTTCTTACTAAATAAGACTTCTTCGATAATAAGTGGTATAGAAGATTTACCCGATCCGTTAGTACCTACAATTTGTGTAATTGTGTTTTCATCTAGTTTAAGAACATTATCTGCTCCATAACTAAAACAATTACTCCATTTTAATTCTTTTAGCGTAATCATTATACACTCCTATCAATTCAGGAAGTTTATTTTCTGGTATTTCTAAAATATATGTTAGATACTCTACTAATTCGTCTTGCATTGTCATATCTTTTCCTAGTAAAAGAGTAGCTTCTGTACTACGTTTCACTAGCTTTTTATCTAAGAGTTCGGTATTACGAACACTTCCAAGATCTACCACATCACCTTCTAGTTCATAGATAGTGTGATGATAGTATGTAGAAAGCATTTCTTTTGGGTTAGATACTGTTTTACGAATTAATTGTGGTAATTCAAACTTATGCCAAGTCCAGGTTGTATCTTCACTTATAAGTAAATATCCTGTGTCCACTTCTTTCCTATGAAAAGAAGTAGTCATAGGACTACCTGGGTAAACTATGTTACGTTGAGTATTTGAGTGAGAGTGTAGATCGCCTGCAAAGACTATATTAAAATCTTGTAGTAAATCAAGATCTATCTCAGGTTTTACATGTGGGGGAATCTCCCCTCTAACATGTGTAAATAATGGTACAGATTTATTTAAACTATCCCATTTTACTGTATTGATAAATTCATAAGGTACTATAGTATATCTATCATTTTCTAATATAGTATCTACTATACTTACTAGTGGATTTATTAAATTTGTAACTTGTTTTAAATTTGATAAGAAAGTTTTACCTTTCTTTGTAGACTCATGATTGCCTGCATAAATAAGTGTAGTTACTTTGATACCTTTGATAAATTCAAAATAAAGTTCTAATTCTTCGATTGTTGGCAATCTATCAAATATATCTCCACCAATTATATGTAAGTCAACTTCCTGTTCTACTTCATATACTTGTGAGAAAAATAATCTGTATCTATTTTTAGCCCATTGTACTGGTACATTCTTTTGCCCTAGCTTTATATGCCAATCAGCAGTGAATAGTATTGTCATGCTTCCCCCTAACAAAAATAAGGGGGCTTAGAAAGCCCCCTTATCAATTTTTACTTTACTGCAAATTCTTCGTCAATTTCCTCGTCAATAGCTTCTCCAGTAGCACCTGAGCGCAACTTATTGAGAAGTTCCTTTTGAGCGTCGGAAGTAGGACGGGGAAGTACATCGTCCATGGACTTAATATCCACTACAGCTTGACGTTCTGCATCAGTTAGTGCACGTGGCTTGCACTTTAGAACTTGCAACTGATATTCCACATTGATAGGAAGTGGTCCAGTCTTAGCCTTACGGAAAACAATATCCCAACCAGTATCATGGTCGGTAGGATCTCCTAGATCTTCAGCGGCAAGCATAACAGCTTCCCACAACTTCTTCTTTAGGTTAAGTACCTTCAACTTACCATCGCTAGGATCAATACATTGAACTGCAT